TGATGCGGAAGTGGTACGACGATCAGACGTACACGAACCTCAACTCTACTGTCGGGCCATTCAATGCCTACCAGCGCGCAGAGGCAGCCACGCCAGAAAGCCGTGCGCGTCAAGCACGCCTCCGAGGCGCCTACCAGAAGCTGCCGATGTTCTACCAAGGCGGCGGCGTTGGCACCGGAACGGCTATCCCCTCCATGGCTAAAGCCATTGTACTCGACCCGCTAAACGTCATCGGTGGCTTTGTAGGCATGGGCGGTAAGGCCGTTGCTAAGTCCGCCATTCTGGCGTCGAAAGCCGGGACAAGCCCAGCACTGGCTGCGGCCAAGACGGCAGCTTACCGTTCGGCAATGTACGAGGGCGCACTCGGCGGAGCATTTGGCGGCGTCTATTCTGTGGGCCAACAAAACGTCGATATAAAACTCGGCCTCCAAGACCAGTTCAGCGTGGGCCGCTTAGCAGCAGATGTTGCGGGCGAGGCCGTATTCTCTGGTGCGATTGGTGCAGGCATCGGTGGCGCTGCCGGTGCAGTATTCCAAGGTCGTGGCTCCCGAGCCGCCGCATTGGCCGATCTAGAAGCCGAGGGCGCTATCCCCAAGATCTACGACGGCGATGAAGTCTCCTATCAGCAAGACAAGCTGGACGAAGCCGAAGAGCTAGAGAGAGCGGGCGACCAAGAGGGCGCTGACGCCGCACAAGCCGAGGCAGACGCTGAAGAAGCAAAGCACCACAAAGCTAAAAAGGCTCAAGCCAAAGCGGAAGCAGAAGCCAACCCAGAGCAAGACACGCCCCCAGCAGAGCCAGTCGAAGAAGTTGCTGAAGGCGCAACACCCCAGCCCCGAGAAGGCTCTCTTACTGGCGCTGCTGCTGACAAGGCTCAGCAAGACGAAATCGACGTCAGCATTAACCCCGAGACAGGCGCATTTAATGACGAGCGCATTGAGAGTTTCGTCCAAGACCGGGCAGTTAAAAAAGACATGCCGGTCAGCAACCGCCTCACCTTGCCTGAGTTGCGCCGGATTGCTTCTGGCGAAAAAACAGAGGAGGCCAAGGCGGCACGCAAGCTGCTGCAAGACAAAGAAGTCGTCGAAGAAAACGTCCGAACAGTAACAGACGAAGAAGTTGAAGCTAACGTCGAGAAGATTGCGGAAGAGCAAGAGCTTGATGCAGAAGCTATTAAGGCCGAGATGGTCTTGGAGGCGCAAAACCTAGCCAAAGAACAGTTCGCACGACGCGCGGCGGTTGTAAACGGCTTCACCGCCACCCAGCGCAAGCGCTACGACAAGCGCGTGCCCGAGTTACAAAAAGAATTTATGGAGGCGGACCCAGAGCTGGGCAAAGACCGGGCGCTCAATCAAGCCCGTGGCCAAGCAATCGACGAGATTGAGCGTGGCAGCAAAGTTAAGGGTCGAACAGGCAAGCGCCAAACGTCAACGGGCAAGTCTACCGCAGCTATGCAGACAGCTGAAAATGCTGGTCGTTCTCTGCAAGTGCATGTCGACACCGAGACAGGCCGCACGACTATGATCCCTGCTGGCTTGCAGAAGATCTTTAAGGGCACGATCCTGCCAACCCGTGGCTCGATTGCACGCGACGCCGCCGTACTCGAAGCCAAAAAGACCAACGACTTCGTTTCCTTCAAAGCCAAAGCTGGGCAAAACGTCATCAAAGCAGACGGGACCATCGGCAAAGTGGATCGCAATTCGACTGTGATCTACGACCCGATCAGCTCAAAGTTCTTTGGCGGCGGAACATCCGAAGAGGCCATGGCTGCGGTCACGCGTTTCTACGAAAACGATGAGCTTGGTGTGGCTGCAAAGAAAGCCGCCGCAGATCTCGACGCTCAGAAAGAACTAGAGTTTGAGGCCGCAAATGGCACGACCCAGTTGGACATTGGCCAGACCTCAACGGCATTGCGGGAGGAGAGCCAGCTTGCTGCTAAGTCTGTGCCCGCAACACAAAACAACTTGGTCCTCACCGTGCGCTACAAGGGTGACGATAAGATCAAAAATCCGATCCGCCAACTTCGATCTGAGCAGTTGTCCACTGGCACTATCAGCACACTGATCGGCAAATACTACAAGGGCGCCAAAAGCGAACATAAGAACCCGGAAAACTGGGACATCTTTTACGCGCCGTTGTTCGATAGCGTTTACCCCGACGAGGCACGCAGTCCGAAAAAGCTGTCAGCACTTCTGGACGGCAGACAACCCGTTCCATTAAGCGTAGCCGCCGCACCTGCAACGGTGGACGGAGACGCGTCCCGTTTTGCCGCGCCTGCGTTTACTGAGATTGCCGAGCAGGCTCTGCCTGCGCCAGAAAGCGCAATCGAGGAGGCGATGTTTGAAGCGTTCCGTCAGAAGGGCCGCCAGATGGACACCTACCGCAACCTGCTTCAGCGCGAAAACGAAATCCTGGGCGCGGTCATCAACGGAATGGAAGGCGGCATGGGCGCCTTCTTTGAGCAGTCCAAAGCCTTCCTGCGATACATGGACCGCGTTCTGCCACAGGGCGTGAAATACCCGGCAGGCACGCGCCTTGCAGCCAAAGAAGCTGTACAGGGCATGCGGGACCGCTACCCGCAGTCAACCATAGATATGGTTGTCCGCATCTTAGACGGCAGCACCGCAGAAGGTGCGCCAGTGCTGCGGTTTGTTGACGGCGACGCAGCAGGCAATGACGGCACATTCATCAGTCCTCTGAACCCAGTCGGCATCGCCGAGGCGGATGGCTCAAACTTCAGCCCCGCAGGCGTATCAACCAGAACACTGGACACGGGCGAAGTCGTCACCGAAGCCAGCGGCGTCATCGAGATTAACACGGCCTCCGAGCTGCACCCTGCACACATCATGCTGCATGAGATGGCACACTGGTCGATGGCCTACATTATGACGCCACGCATGAAGCTGGCCTTCCTCGAAGAGCTGTCCACCTACATCACCCCGGAAGGCAGGGTCGACCTCAAACGTCTTGGCCTAGCAGACGCGCCGGGTGACTTCGATGCTGGTGGCAACATCAAGGAGATTATGGCCAACCTGTTCACTAAGTGGGCCAGCGACAAACGCTTCCGTGCGGCCTTCAGGCAGGAAAGAAAAACATTCTTCGCGAAAATCAGCGAAGTGTTCAAGAAAGCCTTTAAGTTCTTCATGGGCGGCGTGCCGGAAGCGTTCGACCCAATTTTTGCGCCACTGCTAAGCGACATCGACGCGCGCATCTACCGCCTCAGTGACTTTGACAACATGCCAAAGGACGAAACGGCACAAGCCATCATGCGCCGAAACGCACAGACCATTACTGTGCGCAACACAGTCCGAGACGCCACGTCCAGAGACAACTACGCCAACTCTGTCGACGAGACGCTGAGCTTGTTCCATGGCCTGACCAACAGCTCAAAAGAAAACGAGATTATCGGAGCCAAGACAGGACAAGGCGCGACAGGCAACAACACTGGCGGGTTCTTCCCAACGAAAAAGTTTTACCACCCCATGCGTGAAGCTCTGAAGAAGCTCCACATGATTGCTGACGACATGGCGGAGCTGTCCGACGATGAGCTAACTGAGCTTAGTCGTTTGCGCAGCGAAGGTGCCAGCGGCTTTGGTGTTACAGGCGGCTACAACTTCGATGAGGCCAAGACCCGTCAACTCGCCGAGCTGTTCGAAACCGAAATCGCCCCACTGCTGGTGGAAATCCAAGAAGAGATGGACCCACAGTTCCAGCTCTACGCGCTGGGCCAGCATAAAGCGACACGCACGCGCAACCGTAAGAATGCTGAAGCACTCAAGAACGCGCCGAACCCGCAGAACAAGCAAGAGCGCAAGAAAAAGCAAGCGGAGCAGGCAGCCAAGACAGCCTTCAACAAGACCGCTGCGCAGACCGACGAAGATAGAGCGAACCAGCTTGCAGCGTCTGACTTGCTGGAACAGGCAAGCCCTGACGAGCTGGCGCAGAACATGAATGCTCTTGCGGAAAACTCCGCTCCAGACCGAGCCGCTGCGCAGCGTATCAAGCGCCAGCTTGATGCAGGCACGGGCACTAAAGTCGTTGAAGATCAGACGACCATCGACCTTATCGAGACCGAGAAAGTGGTGAACGATCTCAACATCGACGGCGTCTCGATCAATGCCCGCCCGCAAGTCGTCCGCTTGCAGGAAAGCATGAACGCACGCACCGAGCTTGCCGCCGCCAACATGAGGCAGCTTTACGTTCGTTTGCTGAACGTGCTGGGGCTGGCGAAAGACAGTGATGAAACAATCAAAGACGCTCAGCTTGCTCCATTGTTCGGCATGCAGGGCGACAATAGCGGTGAAGCTCTTGGGTCAAGCAGCCCAATGTTTAAGCGACTGCGAGACGAGCTGCGCAAGATTGGTCAAGGCCTAGAGAACGGCACAGACGTCGTTCCAGATCTTGTGGTCAAGGTCATCCGAGCCAGCGAAGACATCGGCGCCGACACCATTGATGGCAAGCCTGCTGACCAGTTCATGGCCATGGTGGTCAACGAGCTGCTGGCTGGCCGTGCAACCGCAGACGACATCTTTCCCAACAGCGCCAACCGGGGCGCACTGATTGAGGCTGCCGAGCGCTACGTTGATCGAGTGGGTTATGTGGTTAATGGCCTGATCTCCAACGAAGGACTGCGTCAGAAATATCCGGGCCTGATGGACTACGGACACATGCTGACAAACGATGGCACCGTCCGTCCCGTCACTACTGTCACGTCCATGGGTGGAGCTGCCGCTCCACAGGTTGCCGCCGACGCATTTGCAGAGGCAGTGGCGCACGGCACCATGGCTATGCGAACCAATATCGTTCGTTGGACCCAAGGCGCCTACAACGCCGTAAACGGTAGGCCACAAGGGCTGTATGTCCCTGTCCGGCGCGGCACACCTGTCGACAACCGTGGCCGTACCCAGACCAGCGGTATGTTTGGCATGGCCACTTACGTGTCTCCTGACCCAGTAGGGGCGCTGCGCACTGCCACACCGGGCAAGACAGCAAACGACGGCCAAGAACTGGTGGCCAACGCGCTTATGGAGATGATCGCTGATGTCGATCACCAGATTGGCGAGAACCGAGTAAACCAAGCTATTCTCACCGGGAGCGAAGCGTCGGCGGCCAAGCGCGACCTGACCGAGCTGCTGCGAGACAGAGAAAGATTGCTTGAGCGCCTAGACCAAACAGGCCGCAGCTTCGACGATGTAGCACCTGTCGTCACCAACGCCAGCAAGGTTGCTAACCTTTCGGTCAGCGAACCCTACCAGAGAACAAGCCCAATGATGGCAGTCATGGGCGAAGCAGCATTCGGCGATGATCGCTCGCGGATTGCTGGCTGGTCCGGCACATTCCCCGATCAGTTTGACGGCGACGATCTTTACGAAATGACTAAGGCAGCCATCTTGGCTCAAGGCCTGACCGAAAAGCAGGCTGCCACGCGCATTAAGAAAGCCCTCCGAGCCGCAGGCTATGAAGGCGTGATGGGCACCATCGACGACAAGGGCGTCAACCGCAACATCGTCGCTCTGTTCGATGGAGACAGCGTTCGCAGCCTCAAGTCGCCAGACATGAAGATGGACGTCCCTGACGATAGCTCACCAAGACGCATGGGCGCTGACTTCTTTGGGCTTCTGGCATCAGAGAAGACCATGAACCCGTCGATGGGCGCTGCAATCGAAGACCACCTTCGGTTCAGTGGTGGTCTGCCAAGCGCTCTGACACCTGTTGTCTCGGCGATGATTACGGGCAGTCGTAACACCCGGAACGTCGTGCAGCGTGGCTGGGACGCCACCATGCGCGGGGCATCTGGGCGGTTTAAGCAAGCGGGCATGAAGTTCCTTGATGAGAGGTTTGAGCTGTTTGGCACAGACCACACTCTGAAGTTGGGCCTCAAGCTGATGAGCAAGATCGACCGCCTTAATGATCTTCCCGGCATGCCAAAAGGTATGCTGCCCAAGGTGGCCAACTACATGACGACCGCTGCGCAGGGCAACCCAAACTACGGCGCCTTCAAGGAGCCAGCACCGATGCGCCGCATCCGCGCTGCGTTGATTGATCCAGCCAAAGCGTCTGCGCTGAGCAAAGACGAACAGCAACTCTATGCTGACCTTCGCGGTCTGTTTCAAGACCAGCTCAAAGAAATGCAAGCCTCGGGCATCTTGGTGGGAAATCTAGGACAAAATTATTTTCCACAAGTTTGGAACCCGCAAATTATTCGGCGCAAGCCAGACGAATTCAAAAGCCTGATGAAAGCCTACTACCAGAAGGAGCAGTCTGCGACGCAGGCTCAAGCCGAGGAGTTCGCCGACAAGATCTACAACAACATCACCGCTAACGAGAGCGGCGTAGTAGACCTAGACACGGACAACGCCGCAGCCATGATTGACAGCGCCACATTCGGACGGCTGCTCAACTTCCACTCAGTCGCACCAAACTTGCTCGATCAGGCCGAGACCTTCATGGAGCAAAGCCTCATGGCCACGATGGTCCGGTACTTCGATCAGACGGAGCGCGCCATCCAGCAAGCCAAGAAGCTGGGCGTCAATGGCCACATGGTTGGCGACTACGCGAAGGCTGCTACTGAGGGGCGCGAAGGTATGATCGCAGTCCTCAGTACCAATAAGCACTTCACGATTAACCAACGGACAGTAATGCCCGGTGGCGGGGTCGAGCAGACTGCTAAGGTCTTCACCCACAACATGCTTCCAACCAAGACGGCGGTGACTGCCGTCGACGCTGCTCTCAAAGAGTTTAAGCGCGGCGATGCAATCGGCGCACGCAAGATACTTGAGGCAGCATACCGAGGCTCCGGCCCTGCAAAGAACACGTTTAATCGACGCGTCGATGCCGTGATGGGCGCAATGGAAGACTTCAAGGGTGAGCCAGCGGCAATCTCAGAAGACGACCTCAAGGCCGCAAACGGCTACAGCCGTGTCATCATGCGTAAGCGTGCGGATGGTTCAACTCGTTCAGCGCAAAACCTCACGCGCAACATGCGGATGTTCCAGAACATCACGTTGCTGTCTTACGCTGCCATCACGTCCTTCTCTGACTTGGCCCTGCCAATCATCCGGTCAGGCGACTTCAAGGCGGCTTGGAATGGTTGGTCTCGCTACCTGACGAACAAGCAGTACCGAGACAGCATCCGGCAGATTGGCGTGAACATGGATGGCGTCACGCACGAACGCATGGCTCAGCTCATCGGTGACACAGACAACGTGGTCCAGTCGAGCTTCTTCAAAATGACGGGCTTGACGCCATGGACGAACGTCAACCGCTCTGGCTCGGCAGCCATTGGCATGGAGGCGATGCGCCACCACATGGCGGCGATCCAGAAGATGGGTGCGTCAGCCAAGGGCAGCCCCGCTTACAACTTCCATGATCGCTTCTTGAAGTCTCATGGCTTGGTCTATGACGCGAGCCAGCCTATCCCTGACTTTGCCACAGACGAAGCGTACCAGCGCGCTGTCATCCGGTTCGTTGAGAACACGATCTTCTCGCCCAAGCCGCAAGACATGCCGCTCTACGCGAACACGCCATGGGGCGGCTTGGCCTATCAGCTCAAGTCGTTCTCAATCATGTACGGGCGTTTCGCCAAAGACATGATGGTCGACGACACGAAGCAAGCCTTCCGGGCTGTGGCTAAAGGCGATTTCAATACCGCCCGCAAGTACATGACGCGCCCGACCCTGATGATGACGCTCGGACCAGCGGTTGCTGCTGGCTCGCTCGCAACAAAAGACGTCGTCATGTCTCGCGGTGGCGAAGACAGTCAGAGCATGGCTTTGAACCAAGAGCGTGCGATCAGTGACCTACCGTTCGTCAAGACAGATTGGCTGGACGAGGACGTCGATGCAATCGCAGGCTGGTATCTCACGTCGTTTATGACGGCAGGTGGTCTCGGTCTGTTTGGCGACTTGCTGCACGATGCGGTTCAGCAGTCAGACAACGGAGCGTTTGGTCAGCAGCGCATGGCAGAAGCTGTGCTTGGCCCAACATACGGCATGATCTTCGGAGACTTGTTCAATGTCGGGTCAGCCGCTGTGAACGTCGCAACCGAAGCTGTTACCGGCGAAGGCAGCGCGGGCGTCCAGCGCCAAGGCGTTCGTGAAGTCGTTAGCCGCATTCCTGCCTTGGGTGGCAACCGAGCCTTCCGTGAAGGCGCGGTCGATCTAGTCCAACAGACCGAGACGAAGTCTAGCGGCGTAGGTGGCGGGCCATTCAAGCGCACAAGCTATGGGACAACGGATTTCTAATGACTGAGATGTTAGTTCAACAAATCGTGGCCGGGGGCGCTGCTGCTGCGGCAGCAGCCTTCGGCCTTCTCGTCTACTTGGCTGGACGTAAAGACAGCAAAAAGGCCCAAGACAGTCGGGCCAAGGAGCAGCTAGATGAAATTAAAAAACACGCTGAAGACATTGACCGTAGCGTGCGCACTAGCAGCGACGCTGACATTGACAAGCGGCTGCGCGACGGTGGGTGGTTCCGTCAGTGATGCGTGTGAAGTTTATGGCTACATCTACCCGGCCATGGGCGACACATACGAGACGAAGAGGCAGGTCTTGGCACACAACCTGCTGCACCAGAAGCTCTGCGACTAGACGACTGGCTTGCCTTCGAGCTGCCTGATCCGCATCTCGCAGTAACGCATCGCTTTACGCCAGTCCGTAATCTCGGATTGCGTCACGTCCATATCTTCATACGTTTTGAAACCAGCGCGACTTGCGTATTTTGTGACAGCCCCACGGACGTAGTAGCCCTTGGGGTCATTGGCCATGATGAACTCGATTGGCTCAATGCCGTTTTCGTCGTGAGCGTAGTGATCGGGATGTTCGATCAAATCACTCTTCGCTGGGCGTCCAAATTCGATAGTCATCGCAGACCTCTTGTGCTGTCTCGTTCTTCTTCGAGCAGAACCAACGCCCGTCGTCTTGAGCAAGTGAATGGAGACAAGTCGCACAGTCTTTGACTGGCGTCTTGTCTCCAACGCACGCACCCCGTTTGAAGCAGAACCTGCATCGCCAGTCTTCTGGGTCTTGCGACACCTTCGGAGCATGGCCACCCATGATGCGCTCAGCGCGAGCCATCAGGGCGTGGTAATGGATCTCGTCAAATTCCACGACTTCAGCATGATATTCGCTGGTGTCCTTGTTGTAACCAATCAGGACTGCCTTCTGGAAACCGCCCATACCCATGTAGGTCTGCATCTGGTCCACGTAGTTGGGGTGACTGACAGCCACCCCCTTCTTGACGAAAGCACGCCATTTGGCGGCGTTCATCGTCTTGATCTCCAGCAGCGCTAACTCACCTGTGGGCAGTTCAATCTGCCCGTCGATGTTGCCCCTGATGTGTCCGCCGTAAAGCGAATACGCGAACTGACGATTGGAGACCGGGTCTCGGTCTAGAACAGTCAGCTTGGAGCGCTGAAGGTCAGCAACGATCAAGTCTTCCAGCTTGTGGCCCAAGGCGAAAATGCGCTGGGTCTTTGGTGGAGGCTCGTCGTCGGGGAAGCCGCGCAAGCTGAAGCCCAACGCGGCATCGCACGGCCCGCCAACATTTGAGCCACCGATATAGGCGCGGGGTTTGTCCTTGGCTCGTAAGCCGACAAAGCCCTCATCAATGGCCCAAAGAATGTCGTCCGCGATTTCGGTCATCTTAGAATGGGATCTCGTCGTTCTGGTCGAAGCTCATGCCAGCCGGTGCCGAGAAGGTCTGGGCGGGTGCTGCCTGTGGCTCAGGCACGTCCGCGTCCACGGAGTAAACGCCCGTGATGTTGCGGTAGTGTCCAAGAGTGCCATCGTCTCGCGTGAACGATTTGCCCTGCTCGACCTTGATCTTGCACTTCTTGCCGACAAACCAGTTGATGTCATCTGGGTTGTCTGGGTCTGCATGACCCGTGGCAATCAGGTATGATTTGATGCGCTGCTTGGAGATGCGAGCGCCCATTTCGTTTGGTGCCTTGGGGCGCATGACGTCTCGCAGGTTGCCGTCGGCACCCGCCAGCTCAAGCGTCAGCACTGGAGGCTGGCCCGGCGAAGGTGGCCCCCACTTGGCGTCTTGGATCGACACAGCATGTACGCCTGTGCCGAGGGTTCGATTGGTGCTTACGTCTGAAAGGTCGAGGTCGCTGAACGCGCTCATTTCTTTTCTCCGATCTGAATTCTCTGGATGATTTCTACGATGTTGGAGGTCTCCTCCATGGGTCGGACGACGCCATTGGGGTCACGGACCTTGCCGTGCCAACCATTGATCTCGTCCGTGTAGATCACGCGCTGCGCAATCGGCGTCCCGCCAGCGCTCTTGCCGGGGATCTTCGCCCCCGCGAACACGTTGTCAAAAAGGGCGGGAACCTTCTTGGCCATCTTGGACTGCTGGATCGCGGGCCAATACTCGGTCCGCCCGTTCGCGTCCACTTCTTCCTTGGCCAGACACGTAAAGCAGATGTGGTAATCGTTCTGATCCCTCATCATGCGGAGTGTGCCTTCTACCGCCTTGCCGTAGTCGGCCCACACGGCAAAGCCGTTACTTTTCTCATGCACCTTATCGTAGTGCTTAAAAATGAGGTCGCACAGCTCGGTCAGGCTATCGACCATAATCCAACGATAGCTCTTCGCCTTGAAGTCAGGGGATTTCATCATCTTCAAAACGTCTTTGAAGGCAACCCCGTCGGTGCCGCTGGCGTCTTCCCACGCGGTGAAAGAGACGTAGTCAATCTCTACATCTTGCAGGGACTTTAGGCCCGCTTCGCCCGACAAGATCAAACCCTTGCCATAAGCCTCCGCGTAGTACCGGGCTGTGTAAGTTTTGCCGAAACCATGTTTTGCGTAGAGAAGCGATTTGCTCGGATTGTCTAACGCAATGTTCGACGTTGATCTGATGGGCAATGACATTTTCTGTTGCATCTCCTGTGCGTTGCTGTCAAAAAACGATACAACACAACAAACATATTCACACCCGGCAGGTCAAGAACAAAAATGCTCGATTTCGAACGGCTCGTAAAAGAAGTCGGAGGACTACAGAAGTTGGCAGCGCTCGCAGGGCGCAGCCGAACCGCCGTCTATCACTGGCGGAAGAATAAGGACATGCGCATCGCAGACTTGGAGAGAATTTGCGACGGTGCTGGGCTGGATGCCCGCAAATATCTAGTGGAGGATACGCGTGAGGACGTGGATTGAAGAAGCTCTAGCCCTTCATGCAGAAGGGCTAGACATAGTACCCATTCGCAAGGGGCAGAAACGACCCGTCACACTCTGGCGTCAATGGCACAAGCGCAGGCAAACAGCGGCTGAACTCCATGAAATATATGATTATTTCTATGGCGAAGAGCCACCGACTTGGCTGGAGCGAGACGAGAACGGCACGCACATAGGCAAGCCATGGCTCGTCAATGGCAACATGCGTAAGCAATGGCCACAAGTAGTCGAACTGGACTGGGGCGTGGTCACTGGAAACCGCTCCGGCGTGATCGTCGTCGACGTAGACAATGAAGATGCCTACGAGGACGCCGAACGCATGGGCCTGACACGCACTTGGCGGTCAGCAAAAAGCACACGCGGCTACCACTTTTGGTTCAAGCACCCCGGCGGTGTCATCAAGAATGCAGCCAAGCTGGCCGACATTGACGGCTTGGACGTAAGGGGTGATGGGGGTTACATCCGCATAGCCCCAAGCAAAGACATGGAATGGATCAGCGAGTGCAGTCTCGATGAGCTGCCGCTGTTCCCGCTTGCAGAGGGGTCAGTCACCTCTGAGCCGACGATGGACTTCGACCTCGACCTATCCGATGTCGATGGCAGCCGCGTCCGTCAAACAGCTGAAGACTTCCTTATAGAAAAGTCTGGCGGGATTAAAATCGGCCAAGGCAACCGCAATGATGTGATGGCGGAAGTCGTGGGTCGATTGATTGCCGAGCGAGCGGATCGCGAATGGGTGACTGAGCAGGCTCTTACGCTGCGTGATCGGTTCTTCGACACGGCTGGCTTCCCGGAACGTGAGACCTACCGCACCATCGAAAGCGTGTGGACTAACGATCAGGACAGTCACCCCGAGCGTCACGTCGAAGTGGCCATGAAAGAGCGCCCGAAGATCGGCCACATCTCGGACTACAACGCCGAGCGATTTCGTGATGCTCTGCCGCCAAGGAAGCCAGCCTACGTGGAGACCATCTTCGAACCGGGCAAGGCCACCATGTTCGCTGGCTACGCTGGGTCGGGTAAGTCCGAGCTGATGATGCAGCTGCTCAAGGCAGCTTGTGATCCAAGTAAGGTTGGCCAGTACGTTGGCCCATGGCAGGTGCAGGCCACAGCACGCGCGCTTGTCTTGGACCCCGAAAACAATCCACACCTTATCATGGACAGGCTCAAGCGCTTTTCGCTGATAGGCAACAGCGCTGACAACCTGCGCGTTATCCCCGGCAGTGTACCCGGACCTGATGGCCAAATGGCCGAGACAGCGCTGAACCTTAACGACAAGACTGGCTTGGCGCGTCTTGGTGATTTGCTAAAAGAACATCGCCCGAACATCATCGTGTTCGACACGGTTCGCTCGCACTTCCCCGGCCTCAAAGAAAACGATGCCGCCGAATGGACTAAGTACAATGTCTTGACGCAGAAGCTGACACGCATGGGTCTGTGCGTCGTGTGGCTGCATCACTCGAACAAGCCCGGCCCTGACGGCTACAGCACTGAGGCTGGCTCTAGCCACGCGCTGACCAACATCTCGACGCAGATCTTCGTTAAGCCCGTCTACCGGGAGGAGGCGCAAGCCAAACGCAAGCACGCTATCTGGAATGAGGACGAGCGGTTCACGGTCTACAGTCGTGCCACCAAGTCTCCCATGACGCCGTACCAGTATCTCGCCAAGCTCGGGCATCTAGGTGAGCCACAAGTCGAGAGGGTCGCACAGGTCTCATACGGCAAGGTGCGTGAGGCCAGCCCCATCACGGAGGAGACCTACTACTTGGCCCAAGCGAGCGATCCGACGTCCATGGATTGGCGCCCTGCCCTGTGGTCAACGCCCTCGCCCAAGCAGATCGCGCAGCACTACGCCGACCACAAAGCGTCGGCGCTCACTATCATAAGGGAGACGGGCGTGCCCATGGCTATTCTGAAGGAGTGGGGCGTGGTCGCTTCGGGCCAAGATACGTGACGCTGACGCCGCCGAACTTCGCCCTGAGATAATCCACAGAGGCGGCGAGCTTAGGCTCTGCCGCCCTATTTTTTGCGCGAATATCTGCGTCGGATTTAGTCTCAAATTTTACGGGGAATTTTTGATGCACTGTCCAGCAAGAACCCAAAAGCAACGAAGATAGTTTTTTGCGACCCCATCAGGGGGGAGCGAAAAAAAGAACTTCTTGTGGGGATGAGCGAGCTTATGCGAGCGGACTATAAACTAACTAAGCAACTTATATATAGTAGGGGCACCTGTTTGGGGGTGTCAATAGTGTACGTACTTTTCACACCATTATGTGGGCGCTCTGTGTCATACATGACGCTAAATCATTATCTCAAGTAACCGCGTCTCACGCTGTTTTCCCGCGCCGATAGAACGGCGCTCACCCCCACTTGCTATCGAGCCGCAAGGCGCGCACGGCCCTTTTGGGAGGGCCGCACGCAGGTTTATTTGCACTTAAAGCTCCACGCGCATCAGCGCGTTACGCTTTTTTGCTTGCTTTCTACATCTAGTGTAAACTATTTTAACACAGGTCGTGGAGAGGCAGACAGATGGGTCGCCGCGTACTCACCGAAACAGAACAGGTCTGGCTCCGAGAAAATGTCACTGCGCCACTATACGAACAAGCTGCCCACCTCGGCGTCTGCACAGACACCGTTAAGCGCCTGCATGTTCAACTTGGCTTACGACAATACCCCGGCGCCAAGTATCAGCCACGCAAGCCAGCCTACTGGCAGCGCCCATGCATGGGTTGCGGCACAACCAAGCGCCGTCCACGCAACTACTACTTCTGCTCCAAGTGCAGGCAGTCGTTAGATGGCTGAGAGAAAAGAACCAGAAGCATGGGGGTGGCTCGATCATGCCTCTTAGTGGTGTCGACAGGAAGCGCAAAGGCTCGAAGTTCGAAAACGAATTGGCCGCCTACTTCAACGAGGTCTGCGGCATCAACTGCCACCGCACGCCCCTATCAGGCGGCGGACGCGGCGAAGCCCTGCCCGACCTCACCGGCACACCCGGCCTAGCCATTGAGGCCAAGCGCCACGAGCGCCTGTCTGTCGACACGTGGATGCAGCAAGCGCGCAAGAACTGCGGCCTCGACCGGCCCGTCGTCATCAACAGAAAAAGCCGCCAGCCCACGCACGACAGCTACGTGATCCTGCACCTGCAAGATTTCGCCGATCTGTACCGCGCGTGGCTGACCCAACAAGGTTACGTGAAGGGAGAGCGCGAATGACCGAGACAGCAATACGACAGATGCCTAAGACCACGAAAGACAAGATGGTCTCCGAGATCGAGACGGCCATCGACGACGACGCACTCGCCGTCATCACTTTTGTGATCCGAGACACCGACGACGAAAGCGCTGCCGTTAAAGTCCTCGCCCTGATGCCTCCCGGCTCTGCCGAGATGATCGAAGAGCTGATCCACGAAGCCTTCGACGAAGTCGTCCAACGCCAGCGCACCGCTGATCCGCAGGGCAATGACATCGTTGAGGCCTTCCATGGCAAAGCCTTCGACCAGCTCAGCCCCGCAGTCCAAGCCTATTGGGAGTTCAACGAGGACCTCGCCGAGCTGCTCGACATCTTGATCGAACGTGGCCTCGTCCGAGACACCGTCGCCGTATACTACACGGCGCTCAAGCAGTTCATCAGAACCGGCGACTTCGTCATGACCCCAGCCCTATTCGACTTTGTCGAACAAGGGCCAAAGATTAACGGCGACGAGATCCCAGCCCTTTGCTGGGTCGTTGCCTCACAACTCACCCCCATCGACCCATTCGACCCGCCCGAAGATTTCGGCGCAGTTGACGCAGATAGCATCGCCAAGGTCGTCAAAGATTTCCTCTACCGGGTCGCCGCCAAGGAGATGCTGACATGCGTATAGCACTCGCCGTTTTTGTCCTCTTTGTCTGCTGTTTTTTCTTCGTGCAAAAGGCCCGGTCGCAAAATCTGCTGACGCCTCGCGATGAGTTCCTTGCTGTCTTGGCTGATGCCCGTGGCGAACCACAGCACGCCATCTGGTTCTACATCTCTGGCCTCGTCAGCGGCGCAAACGCAGCCGCGATCATACACACCGGCAAGCCCCTGATCTGCGACACACACAGCTTCGAAGAGATCGCCGAGACAGAGGAGACCATCATGCTGTGGCTCCTCAATAGCGACGCTCTCAGCAGCCCAGACACGTACCTCGAAATGAGCGCGCCACTCGCGTTCACCGCCCGGTATCCCTGCACGATGATCTAAAAAGAGGCAGTTGATGCGGTCTCTCCCCCGCTCCTGCCTTAGCCCCGGCCCGCATTCTCCTCCCTGCCGGTCGGGGCGCACCTAACACAAGGCCACTCGCATGAAGCTTACCACACGACAAGTCCACGAAATCCGCGAGCGCCGAGCCGCAGGCGAGCAGGTCAAAGTCCTCGCTTATGATTACGGCAAGTCCGAACGCACCATCACAGACGTCGCCTACGGGCGCACCTACAAGTACGTTCACGGCGCACTGCCCGACCCACCGCTGCACAAGCGTGTGACCCCCGAAGAAGTCCGCCAGATGCGTATCTTCATCGAAGCTGGCGGCAGCGTTAGGGCTTGCATGCGAACATTTGGCCGGGTCCGCGAAACCGTCTACAAGCACACGGACGACTTGTTGGCCGCAAGATAAGACGGACGACCAGACCAAGACGTCTCGCTACTGTGACCTGATGATCTTTTGCCCCCTAATTTTTTCCGAAGGCCAAGACAGATGGTAGACGCCCCCAAGACCACGGCCATGCCGCCGATACCCACAGCCCGTATCGGCCAGATGTTTGCCAGCCCCAGCGACGACAGCCGCATGTTTCCTGTCAGCTACAAGGAAGCAAAGAAAGCAAACACCCTTGGCCTCACGTTCGCAGGCGGTAACTCAGCCCCACCGGCCAGCATCCGTCACTACAATCCGGGCGCTATCGGCAAGCGCTCCGACGATGGCCACAAGCTCCTTGGTGCCACCTCGATGGCTGACCTACCCGGCAGCGACGGCAACGCTCTCGCCACGCCAGCCTTCGACAGTCCCGAAGACGGCGTGGCCTACTACGGCTACTTCATCCAAGCCCGCGTCGGCGACCAGCCCACCATCGACAAGATCATGAAGGCCTACGCCACTGGCCACCCCAACAAGTACAAGCAGTACATCAAGAGCCAGACAGGCCTCGACACCACCCAAGTCCTCGACGAAGACCAGCTTGCCTCAGTAGCAAAGGCTATGTTTGAGTGGGAGAGCGGCGGCACCAGCGACAATTTGAATGCCCAAGCCATGACCCGCATGCTCGATGGCGTCGACATCAAGGCCCAAATCAAACGTGGCCGCACAGCCTTTACGACGCAAGAAGATCCCGGCGTTGTAGCAGCCGACCCAATCGCTGCCATTATCCCTCAGTCGATGGATCCCGAGACGCAAACACTGCTTGCCAATCTCGACGCCCCCGTCAGCCTCAACGGCAACCAGTCCGCCAACGACAGTCTCGGCCAGATGATGTCGGCCATGGCCTCAAGCCAGCAGCCAAGTCAGCGCCAGTCCCTGAGCGAAGCTCTCGCTCCCGCATTCGCCGAGACAGAGCGCCTAATCAATAGCCCTCCAGAACAAAAAAACCCGGCCCAACCGCGAAACAATTTTGTCCGCACGGTCATGGCCGGGTTGCAGGGTCTGATGCTCAGACGCTAGGTCAAGCTAGGCACTTTACGATGACCTTCGATCAGACGCTGTTGGGTCAGTGACAGCACCGAGCGGCTATAAGCCTCTTGGCGTTGGATGGCCCACTCGATCAGCTCGTCCTCATAGTCTCCGCTGTCGATCAGCATCGCTAGGGCGTCGTAGATCATGGCCGCATAGCGCACGTCAAAATCGCGTCCATCGCTTAGCTGCACCACATTACTTTCTGGTTCCAAGGTGGCCCTCCTTCGGTGGAGCGGACCAGACTTGACCCTTTGAGATGACTGTCCACCGCACGGGGTAGAAACAGCCGCCGGGATTTGCGCCAACCCAAGACTGCGCAAAGAGCCAGCCCTTCAGCGCCATCGAGGCAATCGGTGTGCTCGACCCAAGGATGCCGCCTATCGCGGTTGGGTCGTCCTTTTCTTCGGGTGGGGGCCACCCCACAATCTTCGTGTGCACTGTTAATCTCCTTTCTCGCGGCCATCTAAACCGCTATGAAGCTAGGCCCCATTGGGCCAGCAGTCTCCTTGCTGGGGGCAGCAGTCCGGCTGTGGTTGGTCGGCGCTGCCCTAGCGGCCCTGCGTTTCAGGGCTATGACAATGTTTAATTTTTTAACACCTACGTCAAGTGTACAAGTTGGTACATTTTTCCAGTGAAACATTAATATCATTGCGCAAAAAGTGACCTTGTGGTCCACTAATCAGGGGCAAAAAAGTTAGTGCTGCGAACCACAAACTCGACCTGCGCAAAGCGTAAGTCACTGCAAATCAACATTTTTATCGCTCCTAACGACATGGTGGTCCACAAAAGAAACGTGGACCAGTACACAAACGCGATTTTAGGGTTGCAAAAAGATGACAAACTTTTTAACCCTGAAACTACCAACTTCATGCACCAAGGAGAGAAAGCATGGCAGCCACAACCACAAAGCATATCTTCAAAAACGCAGCAGGCACCTATTCAGTGCGCCTTCGCGTGCCAGAAAATCTGCGTCCGATCCTCGAACGCACAGAGCTTCGTCGCAGCCTCAAAACAAAAGACCTCGCCGAAGCTAAAACTCTTGCTCCCGCAGCCGTCAAAGCTCTACGCCAAGAGCTGGACCCGCGCAAGGTTTCCAGCACCCCAATCATGGACGCATTGCACCACTTGCCAGACGACGTGGCCACCACCCACGCTGCCGTGCTGGTCGACCTGATCGGCTTCACCGGCTGCCACAACGTCGAGGACATCACCATGTCCGACTGGCAGCGCTGGTGTTATCACCGCGAAGACATCAAGTCCCGAGCCGTCAGCACCGTCCGACAAGAAGCCATCACGACCCGAGCCGCTATGCTCAAGCTCATGGCCTCGCAGCGCAAGCCCTTCGACCGCGCCATTTTAACCAACCCACGCTGGCGTCCCATGACCAAGCTGGA